TAACATTGAGCGTGACAATCTCGGTATCAATCTTTTTCATTGCATCATTAACTTCTTCAAGTTTTTTAGTTCGCTCTTCAATAATATGTGATTTGTATTCATCACCAATTGTCTGTTTACATGTTGGACAATCATTGTTATCGTGATAGAATGAAATATCAGTATTAACTTTCTTGAGTGTTTTGCCTAAACTAAGTTTGACGCCTGAAAATTTTGTTATCTTTCCATCAACTTTATCTTTGTCTGAAATCTGTATACACAAATCAGACAAACTTTGATGTAATGTTGTGCAGTTAGTTTCACTCACTACAACTAAATGTTGAATGTTTGCAATGTCTTGTTGTTTAGACGAAAGTTGTGCTGCATTACTTTTCTTTAATGAATCTATAAATTGAATTTGATATTGAATCTTCTCACTCTTTAAATCAACCGCATACTTTGTCTGAGAATGTTTTTCTTTCAATAGCAAAAACTTATCTTTAAGAACACCATTCATACGTGAGAAGATTTGAATGTCCAACAAGTCTTCAATGATAGAACGCCTATCGCTTGCAGACAACTGCATAAATGGTGTGAATGATGCTGAACCCAACAGAACAATTTGGGTAAACGATTTGTAGTTGAGTTTGAGAATGAATTTCTCTAGATGTTCTTGATAGTCTTTGACTGCTGCATCTTGATTGATTAGGTGTCCATTGCAATAAATCTCAAATAAGTTTGGCTTAATGCTACGCACAATTTTATATGACTTGTTGCCTGTGTCAAATTCTATTTCAACAGTACAATCTTTCTGATTGATTGTATTGACAAGTTGTCCTTTGTTGATATTACGAAATGGTTTACCAAACAGAACAAAGCACAATGCATCAAGCATTGTAGACTTGCCTGAACCATTAGATCCAACAATCAACGTAGTGTTGTTGCCATCTAAATTGATTTCAGAAAAGAAATTGCCGGTACTTAGAAAGTTTTTCCATCTTAAATTGCGAAAAATAATCATTATATGTTTTCTGTGGATAGTGCCTCAACATAGAGTTCACGCATCAGGGTTTTCAATTTGTTAGGATCATTGACACTCAAACTTTGCGCATCAATAAATTTAGAGAGAATAGACATGGTGTCTTCAGCTTGATTAACAATGTCTTCATCTTCTGTTTCACTAAATTCTGTAAAGTCTTCAACAATTGTAACATCAACTGGACCTACTTTATATATTTCATCAACAAGTTTTTCAAATAAGTATGGGTCTTGTTTATTCACAACAACAACTTTCACATAAGCATTTGCATACTTAGAGAAATCCATAATCTTTAAATCCTCAATCTTCAGCTTGTCAGTGCCATTATCATCATAGTTAACTTTATAAAACATTCTGTGAGGATTGTTTATGTATTCAACTTTCATGCTCTCGGTATCTAGAACAGCAAATTTCTTTTGATCTTGATAGTCCGACCAAAAGAGTTCATATGGAGTTCCCACATACGTGATGCTATCATGTTCGGAAAACGTATGATAGTGTCCGCTGAACACTCTATTATAGTTGCTTAAAAACTTATAGTCAATTCCATCATGGCTATCTACACCTCTAGACAATGGAAATCCTGAAAGCTCAAAATGTCCCATACACATTGATGAGGTGCTGTTCCTGATAAACTCAAATACTTCTGTTTCATTGCTTTTGCAAATCCATGGTACCATATCAATTTTAATTCCATCAACTTCTAGTGTGCCAGGTTTCTGCCAAAGCACAACATTGTGATAGTCTCTCAACAACAAGTCTGGTGAATTAATTTCTAGACTTTCTTTCCAAAAGATATCGTGATTGCCAATCAGTGCGTGAACGGTAATGCCTTCTTCAACACATCTGTCAAAGAAATACCTGCGGCTTTCCATCAACGAATGAAAGTTAATATACTTTCGTCTGTCAAATAAATCGCCAAGCTGAATGATTGTTCTTACACCACGGTCTGCTAATTCTGGAAAGAATGTTTCATTATAAAATTTTTCATAGTAAGCATGAAACGTTTTGGAGTCATTTCTGACACCGAGGTGAGTATCCCCGAGCAAACATATTCTCATTGGCACCCTCTTTTTAATGGACCACTAGTGCCAATCCTTGAAGTAGGATCAATACCATTCAAGTAATATTTCATATAAAGGTGTTTAGTGATACCCGTAGCTTTCATTAGTGCATTCCATCCATAATAAGTAATTTCATTATATACAATTTCACGTTTAACTTTATCGCCACCCTTCACAGCTTTACTTTTTTGCATTGTAATAAATTCATCATGCGTTTGTGTTTTTCTTGATTTTGTTTTACCCTGCATTGCTTGTATTCGTTTGGCAGCCGTTTCTGGATTTGCCCATTGAGTTAATGCTGCCTTTTTATTTTTTTCGGATGCTTTTTCTGGATTATTTTTTATCCATTCTTTAAGACCACATTTACCATAGTTTGGATTAAGATTTCCAGAAACATCTCTTCCAAAGAATCCGTTAACTTTGGCATAAGATTCATTCACCCATTCTTTAGACTTCACGACACTATATTCAATCTGCATTCTCAATTCTTCCTGTAGGGCTTCATCACGGAGTTCGTGATATGAAATAATTTCCGTAGAAAAAAGATTAGGATTTTCATTCAATTCATCTTTCCATAATTTTTTCCACTTACGTGAACTGACCGAGCCCCTATATCCTTCTGAAACTCGTTCTATTGTTGATGACCCGATATACTTTGCTGGAAATTTATTTCCCAAATAAGTTGTTATATAAACGCAGTATTTCATTTAATTCTCCTTGTGTGATGTATTTATAATACTACACATTTTGGGTATCAAAATGTCTTTTTATCGGTGTGAAATTCGTTGCCCCTGCTTCTTCATTGTTGAACCTAATGACTTGTCAATTATAGCACGGATCTCAGTCAAATGCAACACGGCAGCATCCTTAAGATTTTGTGGTGATTTTTTGTCGTTGACAATCTTTATCCAGTATTCAAGTTGGGCTGGTATTGGTGTCTGCATTATCGTTCTCCAGAAATTCATCAAATATAGTTTCTGCTTTTTTCTTCCTAGGCTTTGCGCTTGCAATCTTTTTCTCTTTATTCACTTCAAATGCTTTGATAAAGTCACTAATGAATTCTTCACTGTATGAGTCGTGCATTACTCCGTTTAGACTTGAAGAAACATAGTCTTCACCATTATTTTCAATGAGTGATGTGATGATTAGATTGTCCATGCTCTTGTACTTGATGTACAAATGTTTTTTCTCTTTTTGGATTCTACGCAAGAATGCATAGTAGATGATTTGTGTAAAGTACGCAAATGGATTCTTAGACTTCTCTGGATCAAAGTTGTCAATGTACAGTAGACAGTTTTCAATGCCGTCAGATACCATATCTTCTTTGAATGTGTAGTTTGCAAAGTTTGGCTTTCGTGCCAAGTGCGTGGCAATCTTAAACAAGCATTCTCCAATGTATTCGGGTACTCTTGGACGTTCTTCATTTATTGTTTTTGCTTCTTGAACCGATGCACGAAAAACAACCATCTCTTGTAGGAAATGTTCGTTGTTCACGTAATGTTTTACTTTTGCTGTTTTAACGGTACTGGTAGTAATGCTCATGTTTCACCTCAATTAGTTGACAAACACTTGACAATGAGTTATTATCACTGTGTTCCCTTTGATAAAGACTTAATGTAATATATGATTATTAGATGAAGGCAACGATGCCCTTAGTCTATCAATCTCTTCTTTGATTTCAGACATTCTATCGGCTGATTGAATTTCTATCACATCTTCTTCACTTGATTCAAATTCTTCATATGCTTCACCATAGAATCTTACGATTTCTGATGTTGCTTCAGATACCGAAACAATACTTTGTTTAAATATTCTAGAAGGCAAATCAAAATTTGTAAGTAGATCCCACTTCATCATAGACAAACTGAAAGTATCGTCATCAGAATTTTTAAGAACAATATTAACTTTCATGGGACGATGAACTTCAATATAGCTTCTACTTTCTTCAACAATATTTCCAATGAGAGTATCACCGTTTGTTAATTTCAGTACTTTGCAAAGCATTATTATTCCTTTAAATTTAACGTGTAAATTTTATATTCAAACTTTTCATCGTTGTAAATTTTCATACGTTCAATAAAATGTTCTAATGTAAAATTCTTTCTACTCTTGTGCGTCATGTCATCCGATATGTCATACAGAATAGCTTCTTTCTTATTATCTCCCAAACGCAATCCTCGGCCAATAGACTGTAGTGTTCTAATCTTACTTTTACTCGGTGAAGCAAAAATAACATTGTGTAGATTACGAATATTAATGCCAGTAGAGAATGTTCCGTATGATGCTACGATGATTGCATTTTCTTCATTCTCAGTAATTCTACGAACTTCTTCTCGTTCATCTACTCCAACAGCGCCATGAATAAAGAATACGGGTCTATTTTCTTCTACTGCATCTTTAATCATATTATACAATACTTTACCGTGTTTGTCAACAAACTGATACAGTAGAAGAGTATTGCCTTCTAGACTCAGAGCTAGATTTTTGATGAATCTATTACGTGAAGGTTTACCTATAATATAATTTATCTCATCTTGATATTTAAAATTCTTACCTAGTTTGCATGATTCTTCGTTATGCTTAAGAACTAACGCTTTGATTCTAAACTTTGATAATCTTCCAGAGTCAATCAATTCTTTTGTTGTTGTAATCTGTTTAACTTTACCAAACAAACCCTCTAAAACTAATCGGTGTGTTTGTGTGCCATCTAGTGTGCCTGTCAAACCAAATCTATATTTGCACTCTGTTAATTTTGTTAGAATTGATATCAACGACTTTGCTTTAAACAAATGAGCTTCATCGCCAACAACTAATTCAAATTCATCAAACCAGTCTTTTGGCATCTTATAAATTGACTGCCATGTAGATATGACGATTGGACAGTCAGTTTGTTTGTTTGCGCCTGACATGATCTGGTGTATGTATTTATCACTCTCAAATCCGTAGTCTTCAAAGTCTTTGTATAACTGTGCGACAAGTGAAATAGTAGGAACAATGATGAGAGTTTTACAATTCAAATATCTTGCAATGAGATATATGATAAGAGATTTGCCAGATGCTGTGGGTGATACTAATAAGTTTCTTCTGCTACGCACCGCATGAATGAATGCATCTATTTGATAGTCTCTAACTTCAAATGGTATGCCTAGAGTGTCAATAAA